GTCAGCAGAGTTACACCTTCACGGGCGGGACTACGGGCGATGCGCCCCCTGAATGGATTAAGATTAGAGCCGCCGGGGCGTTTTACACTGGCGGGACTGTCAACATCACGGTGCGTATCTGGGACGTGATCATCACGACCGAGGTTGAGATCGACACGTCAGGCGATGCAACAGCGCAGGCGCGTGCCGTCGAGGGCGTTGATACGCTGTACTGTGGAGCTGACGGTTTCGCGAAAAGCTGGTCTTCCGGCGCGTGTGATACAATTCAAGAAATCCACAGAGATATGCTGATCCGCTTCGCGGGGCTGTCCACCAGCACGCCGGACGGATACGCGGCTCTCGACACGGCTCGGAGCGGATGGTCTGGCAGGCTGTGGCTGCATGAGCCGGAAGAGCTGCGGAAAGTGCTTGAGCAGTTACAGTACGAAGGGCAGTTTATCTTCGCTTGGGCCGCTGATGGCGATCCGAAGTATATTTTCGTGAAATCCAGCTACTCGAGCGGCGATGTATCGGCAACGATCACGCCGGGCCGTGACACAAGTGCTATCCAGTACAGCCTCACGCCGTTCTCGGAAATCGTGAGCAAGCAGGAACTGAAGTACGAGCGGCATCCGGCTGATGATTCGCGCTACCTTTCAGCCTACACGAAGACAAACAGCGACAGGAGCAAGTTCAATTTTGACTCGCTTGAGAACATCGAACAGATCGAGCTGGACTATCTGGTGGACAGCGTGTCCAGCCATGCCACGATCACAGACCTTGTTTTCGGCGCACCTAAGCGGCTGATCAGCTGCGAGCTGTACCGGCCTGAGCTATTCACGCTTGAGATAGGCGACATTGTGCAGCTTGAAAATGACGCGGCCTATTACATGATTACCGATGTAACCAGGTCGCAGGGCAAGTTCAGCATCAAAGCGCGGGAGGTTGGATAATGGCATACGGCAGGCGTTTGAAGCCACGAATCTACCCGTGCGTGATTCAGCACTTGATGCACCGCGGTGAGACAAGTGTTGTGTCACAGGTTATCGGGTCTGGATATATCAATACGGCGTCTGGGTCACATTATTTGAGGACGTTCGATGGTCAGCCAAGTGTCCGCGGGGTGTTTGCCACGAACGGTGCTTTAGCTGGGGATGACCTTGTTTTCGAGATCGACTTAAAAGATAATCAGCGAACGGTTGATTATGTGGCCTTGTTGAACCACAACCTTTCTGGGTCAGGTGCCAACGCTATATTTTCAATAAGAGGCTCAAACTCAAGCGTTACATGGACGTCAGCAACGCTCATTGCAACAAGTGAATATGTTGGTGATGCTTCAGATTACACAGCGTCAACAGCAAAGCAATTTAATGAGAACGGGAGCCATATATTTCTTTTTGATTCGGCACAGAATTACAGGTACTACTACATCGTTTTCCAAGCAAAACTTCCGCTTAATTGGATTGATGATCTTGAAATCGGCAACATCATGCTTGGCAAGCATTGCACCGCGCCACACGGGCCTGATATCGGCATGAAAACAGGCATCCTGCACGACGGAGGCAAGGTGCTGGAGACCTTCGGCGGCGCGAGGCATCATGTTGCAGGCTGGACGACAGGATCGGACGGTCAGAGCCTGCCATTTGGCGTGCCCTTCAGGACGAACAATATAACCGTTGGTGAGAATGCCGCGATCCATCCCGGCAGGCGTTATTGGGAGTTCCAGCTGTCCTACCTTGCCGACACGGTGGTAAACCAATCCGACCTATCGACAGGCGTGGTGAATCCGACCACCTTCAACGCTGTTTACGGTCTGACCGCTGGCCCTGCTTTGCCCTTCATTTTCACGCCAGACTCGACCAGCACCACCGTTGGCGATTATGCTTTCGCCCGCTTCGCGGATGACGACTACCAGCAGGAAGAGGTGGCCTTTGGCGTGGTGAATCTGAAAAGACGTATCGAAGAAGAATTTTGATCGGGGGATCATGTGTTGACACAGAAACAAGATCGCAGGAAGCAAACATACCACTGGGCTTTTCAGGTCATTCCGTTGCTGCTGGCTGGCGTGGCTGCCTGGTATAGCCTGAAGGCACGCGTGCAAACGAATGAAATCAGGATCGACAGCCTGCCGGAGCGCATGGCGCAGGTTGAGACCCGCGTTTCAGTGGTCGAGCGAATGCAGGAAGCCAACGGCGAGATGCTGCGCGAGATTCGCGGCGATATCAAAACCCTGATCCACGAGCAACACCCATGATCGGCCAGCGCAAGCTGACGGCCTTCCTGTGCGCCGTCCTGGCACTACTGCTGGCAGGCTGGCTGGGCTTTCTGTCGGATGTGCTGATGCAGGGCATTCTGGGCGGGCTGCTGGCCCTGATCGGCGGGAACGCAGCCGAGCATATCGCAGGGAGGGGAAAATGAATACAGGCGATCTGGTATTCTTCCGGAAGCGCGGCATCATTCCGGGGCTGATCCGCTTCGGCAGCTGGCTGGGCGCTACGATCAGGCGCGAGGCTGTGCCCGACTGGATTCCGCACCATGTCGAGATTGCCATGATTGATGCGGGCGTGGTCTACCTGTACGGGGCGGATGCCGTGGCCGGCTTCGTGCGCCGGCCGCACTATTTCAGGCTGGAGGGCCTGAAGGAAGGCAAACACTTCCGCACCGTGCCTGTGGCTGTGCATGGCTTTCGCGAGGAGATCCGCGATGCAATCAAGCGGCTGGAAGGCACGCCCTACGAAGAGTGGATCAATGTCCTGCGCGTCTGGCGGCGCGGCAACACGGACAGGTCAGCTGATCGCGTATTCTGCTCGGAGGCCGTGGTTCGCGTGCTCCAGGAGGCTGGCGTTGACTGGGTCGCACCGCTCGATCCCGACAATATCACGCCGATGAGGCTCTACGAATTGAGCCAGCGCCATGTGTAAGAAAAAGTGTCTGTTTTTTCTTACAGCTCTACTCGGAATCCTACTCGGAAGCGCGGCTGCTCTTGCTGACTTCCGAGTCCAGACTGAGTTTGTCGCCGACGACTGGAGCAAGTACCATGTGCTGGGCGGATCAGCCAGCTACCTGCTGACACGGCACACAGCGCACCCGTTCGGGTATTCGCTGGCGATTGCGACAGCCTGGGAGATAGGTGATGCTTTCAAGCCGGCCGGCCCGATCTATCACGATTGGCGTGATGATGTGCTGACCGCTGACGGCTTCAGCCATTCTGACATCATCTACCACATGGCCGGCACCTATTTGACTTGGCTGATTTTGGACGCTTCTAAGGGCCGCATTGTTTTCACCTTGCGCTGATGCGTATTCGGCGCGAAAGTGCCGGAAATCGGCTGTTAGGCCCATTTCTGGCGATTCTGGGGGGTTCATGCAGATCATTCTTGATGATGGGACGGTGATTCAGCCAGCCTTTAATATCGGCGAAGTGGTCGGCTACCGGATCAGCCCGGAAACTCCTGACCAGATCCGTGGCGTGACGATCCGGCAGGACGGCATAACCTACGAGACAGCCGGAAACGAAACGCAGGTCTATGAGTTCGAGCTTCTGTCAGCTGAACAGGCCAGGCGAATCGGATTCCAGCCAGGCGAACAGGAGGCCGACAATGAAACCTGAGAGAGAATACTTCACGCGCGAAGAGTTCGCGTGCCCGTGCTGCGGGGCGTGCGAGATGGACGAGGGCTTTGTCCACCAGCTGAACGTGGCGCGGGAGTTCGCTGGCATCCCATTCCGCATCAATTCCGGTTACCGATGCGAAAAGCACAACCGGAAGGTCGGCGGCGCGGGGCGATCCAGGCATCCGCTCGGGCAAGCTGTCGACATCCACGCCGTAAGCAGCCGCGACAGGTTCACGATATTACAGGCGCTGCTGGTGGCTGGGCTTGTTTCTTTTTCCATCGCCAAGACCTATATTCATGTCGACTCGTTCGGAGAGGGCTGGATCGGCCTCTACTGAGTGCAGGTCGCAAGCTCCACCCCCCCGCTCGCAACCTCCATTCTGTCTCCTGTTTCCTTGCTGGCTTGGCCCCTCTTCGGAGGGGCTTTGCTTTTTTCGCATTTTTTTCATTTTTCCCTTGACTCGCATCTTTTTTTGTCATATATTATGACCAACAAACAAGGAGACGAAAAATGCAGCTCATGATCACCGCCCAGACCCCGAACACGATCACGATCAGCAACGGTCGCCAGACGGTAGAGGTTGCGCGCCTTCGCCATGCGATCGCAGTATGCAACCGCAACGCCTCGAACCGCGCCTGGAATAATGGACGCCTTGGCGGCCGCCACTTCGTGACCGAGGAGGAGGCACTGTCCGCTTACAAGAGCGCCTTCATGAATGCCGCAATCAAGCTGGCCTTCGCGAAGATCTGAGTAACGAAGAATGAGGGCGCTTGGAAGGCCCAGGCGCCCATGACAAACAAGGAGACGAGACGATGACCGATAAGCTGAAGATCCGGGTCCTGATGACCCTGTACAGCCTGCGCCGCGAAGAAGCGGCGAGGCTGCTGGGCGTGTCGCTGGCGGCTTTCGACCGGCGGCTGTACGGCAATGATCGCGAGGTTCCTGCCGAGTGGCTGGCCCAGCTCGAGACGGCCTGCAAAAACAATCAAAATTTTTCTTGACTTTCCCTTTTTTTCGTCATATCTTATGACCAGAACAAACAAGGAGCCGAATCATGGCACAGACAGCACACAAGGACCTGATCATCCAACACTTTTGCGGCCAACCTGCCGTTGATGTTGTAGCAGTATTCAAGGCCCACCCTGAAGTTGGGACTCTTATCATTATCGACGAGGAAGGCGAGCTGATCCTTGCCATTGATTCCAGCTCTATCGATTTTGATTCTCTCTCCAGCTCGACCAAAAAGGAGGCGTGACAGATGACACAGACAATCCACTACCACCAGCCGGAAGACCGGAAGCCCAGCCCGCTGATTCAGGCAATGATCGAGGCTGCTGATGCTGCTGCGCTGCTGCCGCCATTCATGCCGGATCAGCCGGATCAGCCAGACGATGATGATGACTATGATGATGATGATGACTGGTTCTAAGCGAGAGGAACAGGAGATGAGCAACGAAATCACAATCACACAAGGGGGGCTGCCGCAAGCGGCCCCGACACCAGCCGACCTACTGAAGCTGGCTGTTGAGCAGGGTGGGTCTGTCGAGGCCATGTCGGCCCTGATGGATATGCATTTGCGCTGGGAGGCCAACGAGGCGCGGAAAGCCTACCACGCCGCGATGGCAGCCTTCAAGGCGCATCCGCCGACGGTGCGGAAAGACCGCGAAGTCAAGTACGGAAACACGCAGTACAAGCACGCCACGCTCGCGAATGTTACAGCCACCATCAGCGCGGCAATGTCCGACCACGGGCTGACCGCCAGCTGGAGGACAGATCAGGCTGGAGGTCAAGTGACGGTGACCTGCACGGTTACGCATGAGCTCGGGCACAGTGAGTCCACCAGCCTCTCAGCACCTGCCGACAACAGCGGAAGCAAGAATGCAATCCAAGCGATCGGCTCGGCAGTGACCTATCTGCAACGGTACACGCTGCTCGCCATGACGGGACTCGCCGCGACCGATCAGGATGATGACGGCGTGGCTGCTGGGCAGCGCTGGGCAGATCCTGACTCGGTGGCGCGGATTATCAAGGGCGTGGATGATCTACAGATCGACCAGGACGCGTTTTTCGGGTGGCTGGGCTGTGATGCCACGGCCATGACGGAGCGCGATGTACAAAAGGCAGAGGCGGCGCTGGCGGCTAAGCGGCGCAGAATCGCAAAGGAGATGGGAGCATGAAGACACTCAATGCAGAACAGGGAAGCGCACAGTGGTTGGCGGATCGTGCCGGAAGGCCCACAGCTTCACAATTTGGCAGGATCGTCACGCCGAAAACGGGCAAGCTATCGACACAGGCTCATGGGTATATGTGCCAGCTGGTGGGCGAGCGGCTGCTTGGGCAAGCCGAGGAAATCCCGACCACCTATGCGATGGAACGCGGGACAGAACTTGAGCCGGAAGCCCGCGAGGCCTTCCAGCTGATCACAGGGCACACGGTGACGGAAGTAGGGCTTTGCCTGACCGATGACGAGCGAATCGGCGCGAGTCCTGACGGGCTGATCTATTCCGACAAGCTGGAAGCTGGGCTGGAACTGAAGTGCCCGGGTATGCGAAAGCACATGGAGTACCTGATTGGCGATAAGTGCCCAGATGAGTACATCATGCAGGTGCAAGGCTGCTTGTTCGTGACGGGCGCACCCAAGTGGTATTTCATGTCCTACTTTCCCGGCCTGCCGCCGCTGATCATTGAAGTCTTGCCGGACGCTAAAGTTCAGCAGGCGCTTGCCGATAATCTCCCCACATTCTGCGACGAGATCGACAAGCATGAGCAGGAAATCAGGAGCATAGCATGAGAGCGTACAAAATCAACCCAGACACCAGGCTCGCGAACACCGAGCACGGTATCGAAGTGCAGGCTGCCCGACATGGGCAGCTTGCAGGGGCGAAGCTGATCAAGTGGGAGCGAATCGGGCTGATCGAAGGGCTTTCATATTCGACCGAGCGCGAAGCTGCAATGATTTACACGGCATGGCAGGCTGGTGAAGACTCAGGCCGGATCAAGGCATGGCAGAGCCGGATGATGCAAAAGCAGGAGCAGGAGGCCCGCTGGGCGCGTGCGCTTGCGAGGCTGCTGGAGGACATCCGCTATGCAAACTGATCACCGGATAAGATGGACATACTCGGAGGGCGGGGCACGCCACAGTGAAGGCGGGCTGACGGAAGAGCAAGCGCTTAAGCTATATCGGATCCTGAACCGCGCCTTTGAGATGCAGCTTGCGAGGCTCGAATGGATCGGCCCAGACGGGAGCCGGATCATGGAGCGCGAAGGGAACAAGACGCGGATATTCCATCCCGCGCCAGAATACACGGGAGAGTGGTAATGGCATACATCGAGATCAAATGGCGGAACTGCGAGCCCAAGAAAAGCCACGAGCGCATTTTTTGCGACACGATGAGCGAAGCCGAGCGGGTGTCGCGCAATATCGTGCGCTGCTACCTGGACGACCTGATCAGCGTCCGCATCCATGCCGCAAAGGCTATCGGCGTTGGGCCGCTGGTCAAGGAAGTTTTTTCGCGGGAAATTGCCTGATGGCTTCTTTTATCGCTCATCAATTGCTACAATGGTGCAACAAAGAAAGGAAAAGCAATGTCTGACGAATACGCAGGAACCTGGATGAGCGCGACTGAAGCAATGGCTATGCTTGGCTGCAGTTCTCCGACCTTTTACCGCTGGCGGGCAAACGATCCAGAATTCCCGCAGCGCAACGAGCGAGGCCGCTACCTTGATCTGGATGTGCTGGAATACGCCGCGAAAATGGGCATTCGTGCCAAGAGCTTGAGGTAGCCATGCGCGCGCGAAACATCAAGCCGGGATTCTTTCTGAACGAGAACCTTGTGCAGATTGATCCTGCCTGCAGGCTGTTATTCATCGGGCTGTGGTGTTTTGCTGACCGCGAAGGGCGTTTTGAAGATCGACCGATCAAGATCAAAATGGCGATCTTCCCAGCAGAAGACTACGATATTCCCAAAATGCTCTCTGCCTTGACCAAGGCCGGGTTCCTCTGCCATTATGAGGTTGATGGGGTGAAGTACTTTGAAATCAACAACTTCACGAAACACCAGCGCCCACACCCAAACGAGGCAGCAAGCGAATTACCACCAAGGAGCGAAGCGAGTATAACCTTGGTAGAAAGCGCTTCTAACCAAGGTGCGTACCAATACGCTCTGAATGAGGAAAGAGGAAAGAGGAAAGAGGAAAGAGGAGACTCTCTTGCGCTTTCGCAGGCGAAAAGCGCGGAAGGGTTCGACGAATTCTGGAGCGCATATCCCAAAAAGCGCTCGAAGGAAGCAGCACTCAAGGCATGGAAAAAGCTGAGGCCCGGCAAGCAGCTCAAAGAGCAGATCATCGAGGCCGTCAACAAGCAGGCTAAAGACCCTGAATGGCACCGAGAGAACGGGCAATACATCCCATATCCGGCGACCTGGCTGAATGCTGGCGGATGGCAGGACGAAGGGACACAGCTGCCGGAACGAGACAACGGCCCGCTGCCGTTCTAAGGGAGGGATCATGACGAGACAGGAATTTAATATCGCGCTGGGCAAGGCGCTCACGCTGAAGGGCCGGACGCGCCAGCTGGACGAGACGCTGGTGGATTACGCATGGCGCGAAATCGGACACAATCAAACGGACGAGTTCATCCGGTCAGCCTTGAAGGATCTGGCATATAGCAAGGAAACGAACTTGCCGACCGCATTTGAACAGGCGCGCATCCATGCCTACCAGCAGCGCAAGCAGCAGCGCGTTGAAGAGTCTGGAAGCTGCCCGACCTGCGATGGCAAGGGCTGGCACTATATGCGAACGCTGCGCCATGTGGCGGTCTGGCGCACGGGCGGGGCGATGCAGACGCAGGCTCTCGACAAGCCGACTGCAACACTGGTTGCCTACCGCTGCCCGACCTGCAATGGTGGCAGGGTGCGTCATCAGGACGTGCCGGAGGGCATGGCATACGATGAGATGAGCGGAAGACTGATACATGAATAACCGAGGCGGCTGCAAAGGGCAGGCAGCGGAATATCACGGGCCGCTGTTCGGGCGCAATACCCGACCGCCTCTTAACCATCAACAAAATGACGAAAGGCTGGATTATGGGTGTGTGACCGCCAGCGCAAGGCTGGTTAGAGAGGCCATGATGATGTTCAAGAGCGTGGCCGATTCACTGACGCTGGGGCGGGTTTGCCGACCCGTCCCTACCAACAACAACCTGGCGCTTGAGTCGCGCCGGATCATATAAACGACAACAGGAGGGCGAAATGAAACCGAGAAACTTTGAGCTGTCTCCGCTGACAGAGGACGAGTTCAGCATGATGCTGATCGGCGTGCCGGACGAGCTGCTGAGAATCTACCTGAGCTGGATACGCGAGGAAATGAACAGGCGAGGGCTTGATGAGAACGACAACGGATGAGATCATAGCCGCAAAGCTGCACTTGTGGAGGCTTCTGAAGGCTATCTCAGCAGACCACGCGGAACAGAACGCCGACATCTACGAAGCTCTCAAAACCGACAAAGTGATCAGGCAGGAGGTGAAACGTGAGACGATGGGAGATAACTGAGGCTCTTGAGCGTGACTGTATTTACAGAGCGTCGTTCAAGGTGGATGAGAGGACATATTTTGGGCAAGGTCGAACAAAGCTTGAAGCATTGGAAAACCTGGCAGATTTCTTGGGAGTTGAAGTCACTCGAAGAGAGTATACCCCGACACTAATCACGATAAAAGTGGATGAGGATGGCGATGCGTAGAGCCGCAAGAGTTGACGCGAACCAGGCAGAAATCACCAAAGCCCTGCGAAAGGCTGGCGCAAGCGTCCAGCCGCTGCACATGGTCGGGCGGGGCTGTCCTGATCTGCTGGTGGGCGTCGGCAAAATCAACCTGCTCTTCGAGGTGAAGGACGGCGAAAAGCCACCATCAAAGCAGCAGCTGACCGATGACGAGCGTGCATGGGCGGAAAAGTGGAAGGGTCAAGTGGCTGTAATCCGTAGTGTTGACGAGGCACTCGAAGCAATCGGGCGGAAGGTGTTTGATCTGTAAGCGCTTCGGCGTATATTCCGAAAAAACGGGGGGCAGATGAGAAGCGACAAAGACCTGAACCTGTTGCAAAACATGATCGAAAAAGGGATGTCACGCCGGGCAATCAGCAAGGAACTCGACATCCCGAGAACCACCATCAAACGCTGGCTGAAAGAACTGGAAGAGTACAGCCCAGACTTCAAGACCCAGCAGCCGCCAGACGGCGAGATCGACATCCAAGACATCCTGACCTACAAGCGGAAGGTCACCGAGCGCAAGCTGGGCGCATATCAGCAGCGGGCCGTTGACATCCAGATCAAGCTGCAAGGCCCGGTAGGCATCCTGCACTTTGGCGATCCACACATTGACGACGACGGCACCGACCTGAAAGCGCTTGAGCGTGACATGGCGCTCGTCAAGCAGACGGACGGCCTCTTGTGTGGGAATCTGGGTGACACTACGAACAATTGGGTTGGCAGGCTGGCGCGATTGTTTGCCGACCAAACTACCACAGCACGGCAGGCTGTCCTGCTGGCCCAGTGGTTCATTGAACAGCTGTCGGAACACATGGTCTACATGATCGGCGGAAACCATGATATGTGGAGCGGCGCGACAGACCCGCTGCGCTGGTTTATGCAGTCTGCAAGCGGAATCTACAAGCCGCACCAGGCACGGATGGCCTTAACCTTCCCGAATAAGCGCCAGGTTACGATGCGCGCGCACCACCAGTTCAAGGGCCACAGCCAGTGGAACACGGCGCACTCGATCAGTAAAGCCGCGACGATGGGCTATCGTGACAACATCCTGCTCGCCGGGCATCGGCACATCTCAGGCTATCAGCAGGTGGTGGATCCATCAAGCGGCCTGATCAGCCACTGCATTCAGGTCGGCAGCTACAAGATCGCGGACGACTATCCGCAGGCGCACGGCATGATCCCGCAGCAGATCAGCCCCAGCGTGGTGACGGTAATCGACCCGGACGCACAGCGCGAGACCGCGCTCGTTCAAGTATTCACAGACACCGAGCTGGCCGCTGACTTCCTGAAGTTCAAGCGGCGCAAAATCAAATAGGAGGCTGGAATATGCCGTACGAGAATGAAATCAGGATCGCAGGACACATCGGAAGCGACGCCGAGTTCCGGCAGGCAGGGAGCAAGCAGATCGCCGAGTTTAGCGTTGCCGTCAGCCGTGGCAAGGACAAGGAGACTGACTGGTTCCGCGTCGTGCTTTGGGAGCCGTATGAGAACCAAAAAGCCGCGCTCGTCAAAGGTGCTGGCGTGGCCGTCAAGGGCCGGATGCAGTGCGACAAATGGGAAAAGGACGGCCAGAAGCGCGAGAGCTGGAAGCTGAACGCGAACGCATACGGCCTGCTCCTGCTGGCCCCGAAGGCTGGAATGCCAGTAAATACCCCTGACAGCGACGTAGAGCGGCTCGCGGACAGGCTCCGGTATCCTGAGCAGCCTGCGAAGCCGGAAGCACCACAGGGCATTGAAACGAACGCAGACTTGCCGTTCTGACATTGGGGGCTTCGGCCCCTATTGACTTTCAGGGCGTGGAAAGACATAGTGCAGGCACCGATTATAGACGGGAAAAACCATGATTGACGAGATCAGCCAAGTTTCGACTAAAGACCTGATACCGTACGCGAAGAACGCACGCACACACACGGACGAGCAGGTTGCCCAGATAGCGGCAAGCATCCGTGAATTCGGCTTTGTCAATCCTGTCTTGCTGAAGGATGACAATACGATCATTGCGGGTCATGGGCGCGTGATGGCTGCGCGGAAGCTCGGCCTCGACACCGTGCCGGCTGTGTACCTATCGCACCTGACCGACACACAGGCGAGGGCTTATGTGATTGCGGACAACAAGCTGGCGCTCAATGCCGGATGGGATGACGAGCTGCTCAATCTTGAGCTTGGCGACCTGGCGGACGATGGCTTCGACCTTGACTTGACTGGCTTTGATGTTGGCGAGATTGAAGGGCTTGCCGGGAACAGCGATCGTGACATCACAGAGGACGAGGTGCCGGAGCCGCCTGCTGAGCCGATCACAAAGCCGGGCGACCTGTGGCTGCTTGGCGAGCATCGGCTGCTTTGCGGCGACTCGACGAAGGCAGAGGATGTTGAGCGGCTGATGGACGGGGCGAAGGCAGACCTGTGCTTCACGTCGCCGCCGTATAACAGCAAGGACGGAGGATACAAAACAGACTACAACGGCAAAACAAAAAAGTTCTACAACCACCAGTGCGACGACAGGTCAGAGGATGAATGGGTAGAGTTTTGCAACAACGTGCTTGCTCTCACATCGTCTTACTTGGAATCTGATTATTCTCCTGTTGTGTGGAATGTTATGTATACGGCTAACTGCCGGTCAGGGTATGGAAGAACGATGTTCGCAGGAACTCACGGGCTTTCCGTAAAAGAAACAATTTGCTGGGACAAAGGAGCCGGATTCCCCTCTGCATCGAAAGGCATTCTTTCACGAAATTGGGAACTCGTGTTTGTGCTGTCCAAAGGGGCAAAGTATACGACGACTCAAGGTGAGAATGAACCGCGATGGGCAAAGTGGGAAATCCCTCGGCCAAAGCAACAAGAGGAGCACAAAGCCACCTTCCCAGTAGATTTGGCGGCACGGGCTATGTGCGACTTTGGATCAAAAGGCGACAAAGTTTACGACCCATTCCTCGGCTCAGGTACCACGCTGATCGCCGCCGAGCAACTGGGCCGCAAGTGCTACGGCATGGAGATCAGCCCGCAGTACTGCGACGTGATCGTCAAGCGATGGGAGAATCTCACTGGAAAGAAGGCCGTCCATGCCTGAGCGGAACCCAGACGGAACCTTCGCTGTTGGAAACAGCGGCTCGCCGGGGCGCAAGCGCAAGCGCTACCGGATCGAGCACATTCTCGAAAAGATCGGGCTTGAAGAGGTCAAGGCTGGCGGCGTGACCATGACCAAGCTTGACGCTGTGATGCGCTCCGTCTACCAGTACGCGCTGAAGGGCAACAGCTGGGCCGTGCAGTTTATCGCAGAGCGGACTGAAGGCAAGGTGCCGAACGCGCAGACTATCGAGCACACAATATCGGAGCCGATTAAGGTCTTTGATTTCGTCAACACCACAGATCCGGACGCTGCTGAGTAACCCTGCGCGGTTCAAGGCGCTGGTCACTGGCAGGCGGTGGGGCAAGACTCATGCAGGCTTTGCCTGGCTGTGCTCTGAGCCGATCCAGCCGGGCGAGCTGCGCTGGCACGTCAGCCCTTTCCGCGTGCAGGCCAAGCGCAATGTTTGGCCGCTGTTGGTCTGGCTTTCACGCCAGATGCCTGACATCCAGCTGTCAGTGAGCGAGCTGAAGGCGACGTTCTCAAACGGTGGCGCGATCCAGCTCCACGGCGCGGACAATCCGGATGGCTTGCCGGGTGTCGGGCTTTCGCGTGTCTGGTTGGATGAGTTCGCGCTGTGGCGCAAGCAGGAAATGTGGCAGCTGGTGATTCGCCCGATGCTGACGCAATCGAAGGGCCCTGCGCTGTTCACCAGCAGCCCGCGCGGATATGATCGGATGTACGACTTTTTCAGGCTCGGCCAAGACCCTGACGAGGGCGACTGGGCGAGCTGGATCTATAAAACAAAAGACTCGCCTTTCGTGGATCCTGCCGAGGTCGATGCGGCCCGGAGGGACATGGATCCGATCCTGTACGCACAGGAATACGAGGCGAGCTTCGAGACTGGCGGGAACCGGGCGGCTTGGAACTTCGACAGGGCGCGTCATGTGCTGAAAACTGAAACAGTGCCGGCCGGCCCGCAGTCTTGGATTGGGCTTGATTTCAACGTCGAGCCGATGGTCGCTGTGATCGGTGGAGAGCTTGCGGCTGACCGTGTGCATTACTATGATGAGCTTGTGATCCCGACGAACGCCCACACGGCCATGATGGCGCGGATGCTGCGGGAAAAGTATCCACATGTCACGAGAATCTTTCCCGATCCCAGCGGCGCGAGCCGCAGTGTGCGCGGCCCGAAGTCAGACTACCAGATCCTGACGGATCACGGATTCAAGGTCGATGGCCGGAAGGCGGCTCCGGAACAGGTTGACCGCCTGAACAGCTGGAACCGGATGCTGCAAGACGCTGACGGCAATGTCCACATGACGATTGACCCGAAGTGCAAGCATCTGATTGATGACTGCGAGCGCACGAAGCGCACGGTCGATGGCCGGATAGACAAGGCGAACCGTGACCCGCACGCGCTGGACGCTGCGAGTTACGCCATTGAGTATATGTATCCGATCCACAGACGGCAGGTTGTCCGTCATTCTCGCTTTGGAGGCTAATCATGATCGTCGCGCTGCCCACACCTGAACTGATTGCTGGCGCGTTCAAGAATTACGCGGGAACTGGCGGAGGGAGCGAGTCTCGCAAGCAGGCGCAGCGCTGGCGGGCTGTCGATCAGTACCGGGGCGTTGACCTGTATCAGGATGTGGCGCGCTATTTTCCTCCCGGCATTGACCGGCAGGTTCCCTTTAGTGTGCAGGCCGTGGCGGGCAAGATCATTGACGCTCGGGCTGGGGTGTATCGTGACACACCGGAACGCGTAGCAGACGAGCGCTACCTTGAGCGGCTTGACAACCTCGATGAGGTCATGACGCACTTTGAGCGGTTGACCTACCTGCTCGGCTCAATGGCATTGCTGATCGGCACGACAGAAGACGGCCAGCTGTATCACGAGCCGCTGATCGAGTTCGAGCCTCTGTTCCTTCCGCAGAACCCTGAACCTATCGGCGTGGTCTATCCGCTGCACAATGCCGGGGCGAAGCGCGAAGATATGGAGTGGGCGGTCTGGACGGATCAGCTTCATTTCCGTGTCAGCTCGAGCGGCCTGATCATGGCCCCGACGGAAGACAACACCGACCTGGTGAATCCCTATGGCGTGCTTCCTGTCGTGTTCGCCCACCGTGGCGCGGCAGGCTCCAGCTGGTGGCGACCGATGGCGCAGGATGTGCTCGACGCGCAGACGGCTTTCAATGTGCTCGGCACCTATCTTCGTCAGGCATTCATGCTTCAGGGTGCTGGCCAGCCGTGGACAGACGCAAGGCTCGACGGCACGCAGCTTTTGAACCCGTGGGAAATCCTGTCACTCGAGCCGGGCGAGACCTTCAGCTTCGCGACGGCTGGCGCGAACTTGGGGCAGCTTATCGAAACGCAGCGGGCAGAGCTGGAGTCGGTTGCCTTCGCGCATCACCTGAGCCTGAAGTGGGCTGGTGAGGGCAGGGCCACCAGCGGCGAGCATCAGCGCCTGCTGGAGGTCGAACTGACCGAGGCGATCATGAGCGACTTTGCGCGCTGGCGGATGTTCGAGCGCACGCGCTTCCAGATCGACTCGATCATCCTCCAGTCTGTCGGCATGACGGTTCCGCCAGAGTACGGCGTGAACTTTGTCGAGCCGCATATCCCGATGAGCGACACGGAAAAACGCGAGCGATGGGAGTGGGAGTACGGCAACGGGCTGGCCTCCAAGCTGGACTACCTGCGCGAGATTGACCCCGATGCCTCGGACGATATGCTGCGCGACAGGCTGGAGACGATTGCCCGCGAGCGTGCGGAAGAGCCGACCATCCAGCAGCGCGGCGAGCTGAGTCTTGCCGACCTGCTCGGCGGGGCTGAGTGAGCAAGCTTACCGACATGATCGACGCGAGGGCTGCGTCCTTTTCACGCGAGAGCGAGAAGGCTGCGCTCAAGCTGGTGAGGCTGGTCACGGCGTTGGTGGAGCAGGGCGCGAGCAAGGCCGCAATCATTGAGCAGCTGGCAGACCCGGCAGTCCTTAAGCGCCTGAAGCTGGAGAGCGGCTGGGCTGGTGCTGTCGATGGCGTGCTCGGTTCCTTCGGTCGCGACGTGCTCGGCAACCTGTCGGCGGCTGGCGCGGTATCGACTGGCAGCCTGCAGGGGCTGGTGGTCACTTCGCAGCGGTCGTTTCTGGCCGCCAGCGACAAATACTTTGCGGACGTGATGGCCGAGCTGACGCGCAATGTACTCGCCGGCCGGCCGGCGAACCTGATCCGCGAAGCCGTGCAAGGCGTGCTTCGCCCTGATCGTGTCGAGGCGCTTGTCAATACCACGCTGAACACATACAGCCGGAGTGTTCGAGCTGTCTTAGCTGAGAACGAGCCGCCCGAAACGCTCTATGTGTACAGCGGCCCAGCTGATGACCGGACGCGTGACGAGTGCCTTGAGATGATGGCAGCGGGCGAGTTGACGAGGGACGAGATTGAGGACAGGTTCGGAAATGCGTTCATCGACGGTGGCGGCTACAACTGCCGACACCAGTGGATCAGGAAAAGCGAGGCGACCGAGGTTGACCCAGAAGGCGCGAGGGCTTTGATTGATGGCTAAGCGGTTGGAGGATACGGTCACGCTGGGCGCTGCATGGTGGCGCGAGCTGGGTTCGTTCGTGATCCGCGAGATTCGCCAGCTGACGAGTTCAGGCGAGGGTGTGGGTGGCAGGTTCAAGGAATACTCACGTGCCTACCGAGAGAACAAGACGACAGGCGAGCCGAGAATCCCGCGCCAAGCCGATTACAGCGCCAAGCCGAACCTGCGCCTGACTGGCGACATGATGAACGACTTACAGCAGATCGCATACTCAAACCACGGCGTGACGATCGGCTGGCCTGCATTCGGCTGGAAGGTCGAAGAGAACGCGGCAATGGGAAGGGCGATCAGCACGAGGGAAAACCCGCTCGCCGCACCTGTTGCGGAAAAGGTCAAGAATCGCTTTCATGAGGGCATTGAGAAGGCACTAAAGGAAGCACGGTTCGAGAAAACTGTGCGGATTGGAAAATAACCTAACTCCGAAGGTTGAGAATGGACGAGACCACCGCCCCGCAGGGCGCACCTGCGACGACCCAGCCTGACGCTGCTGCTGAGAGCGTCATGATCCCAAAGGGACGCTTTGACGAGGTGAACGAAAGGCGCAAAGCTGCCGAGGCCGAGCTTCAGAGCCTGCTGGCTGAAAAGCAGGCGCGGGAAGAGGCCGAAGCTGCCAAGCGTGGAGAGTTCGAGACGGTGCTCGAAAAGTACAAGACCGAACTTTCAGCCGCCAAGGAAAAGGCCAGCCAATGGGATCAGTACCAGACCGATCGCCGCGAGGCGTTAATCTCGAAGCTGACGGATGACGACAAAGGTCTGGCTGATGGATTGAGCCTTGCCAAGCTGGAGCAGCTGGTTGCAAGGCTCTCGGAACAAAAGGCTCCGGCGGTGGTCGCCGCGAAGCCAGGCTCTTCGGGCGGCTCGACATCGCTCACACCTGACCAGATCAGGGAAGGCGTGGCGAAGCACGGCCTGAAGTTCCTCAAAGAAAACGAGGCGATCCTTCGCGGACGCTAAAGAAAGGACTGAACAATGGCTGATATTTACCACGGAACGACTCAGCTGGCCAACTGGCTGCCGACCGTATTCGCCCCGGCGATGGAGGGCTACTTCCAGAGTGCCAAGACTCTCTCGAACTACTGCTCGGATTACAGCTCGCTGCTCGCACCCGGCGCAAAGGCTGTCAGCGTACCGCTGATCGGCGCACGTACGGCTGACTCGAAGAGCACCGAGACCGCTCTCGAATACACGGGCTACAGCTCTGCCGAGAGCGTGGGCACGATCACGGTCAACCAGACTGCCGCCGAGGCGTTCCTCTTTGAGGACATCGCCCAGCTGCAGACGAACCTTGATCTGCTGAACACCTACGCGATGGATTCAAGCTATGTCCTGCTGAAGGCTTTCGAGACCTACCTTGCCGGCATCGTGCAGAGTGCCACGACCAATGATGTGACGCTCGCCACCGACAACACGGTGCTCTGGACGGATGTCCTGATCGCCTACCGCAAGCTGAAGATCGCCGGTGTGGACATCAAGCAGTGCGCCTTCGGCATGAGCCCGGAAGCCTTCGAGCTTTCCGTTGCCAGCTGGGGCACGAAGTACACGAGTGCAGCCGAGCTTGGCAACCAGAGCTTTGTGGCCAGCGGCGCTGAAGGTGTCCTGCTCGGAATGCCGATCTATGTGTCTGATGATTGGGACGGCGACGGCGGCGCGGGTGATGAGACGGCAACCATCTGGCATCCGCGCTCGGTCGGTTATGCCATTCAGGGCGGCATCCGGGTCAAGGGTCCCGTGCCGGTTCCGACGCATATCGGTGACGGCATCGGATACGCGCTGCACTACGGTGCAACCAAGATGATCGACACGGGTATCGTGAACTTCAACAATCCCTGATCTGCCTGATTAAGCGGGGGGCTTCGGCCCCCCTTGCTGCTTTGTATCACGCCAAAAAAGGAACCTGCGCCATGTTGAGACCCATCCTGACAGTCTGCCTGCTGGTGCTTGGCACGGCGCAGGCGCTCGTCATTAACGTGAATGAGCCAGGCTACGAAACGCCGATCAACGCGCTCGCTTCGATTCGGGACAGCACCACGATGGCAGCAGACACGGCGGCATACAACGCGACCCTGCCTATCACGCTTGATTGGTCGGCCACCAGCGATGCAGACCCGCTCAACCTGAAGCTGTGGCTGAACGCCACGCACCCAAACGGCAGCGGGACATACGAAAGCCAAGCGCAGGACACGCTCAGGCTCGGGAAAGTATTTTAGGAGTCCACCATGTTGAGAACCATTCTGATCTATTGCTTGCTGGCCTTCGGCACGGCGCAGGCAACAGTCCTGACCTTCGGCCATGCTGGGGCTGATCATTTGAGCCTCAAGGGCGCTATTTCCGCAGCCTCGACAGGAGATACACTGCTGTGTATCGCAAGCTACACCGACTCAATGACGGTTGGAGCGACTCCCGGCTCACTGGCAAACCTGACGATCGACTTCGGAGGCTACACCGGCACATACAACTTGACAGGCCCAAGCGACCATGTGATCGACGCAGACTACGTGAATGACTTCGTGCTGCGAAACGGCACGATGATTATGAACAACTGTGCAGGCGTGGAGCTGCGCGGGTCTGGCTATATGCTTGTTTCAGGGATCACGCAAAAGCTGCGCGGCGTGACAAGTGGCAACCCTTCGCTCAGTGCCACCAGGTCGGACACGGATTCGATCCGCATCGAGGAGTCAACCTTCCAATATGAAGACCTTGATGGAAATCAAGTAAACTACCCGGGTCACACTAACTATGGCCTCCAGATCGCGCATGACATTCCAGTCCGTCTGATTAACTCAACCTTCCGTGGTGGCACGGCGTGGCTGTACTATAGCAAGTCCACCGGCGCACAAAGCGGCGAGGTTGAGATTGACGGCTGCACATTCGAGAATGGTTATTACCACTCGGTGCAGATCGAATATGGCGGCAACATCACGGTCACTAACTGCACATTCCAGACCGACTCCGTGATGTTATACGCAGGGCTTCAGATCGAGACACCATCCGGTATTGCGCAAGACATCACGGTTTCTGGTTGCACGTTCACCGATGTGAAGCTCTATGTCGGCATGAATGGAGATGACGTCGCACATGGTGGAGCTGAAGGCGCGAGTGCGGTCATTTCCGGCAACACATTCCAGGGTGAGAATATCACCACGCAGTGCCAGGTCAGGACGAACTATGCACACGTCACAGGGAACACGTTCCTCGGTGCTGGTGGCGCGAGCTGGGGCGAGATGTGCTGTAGCCCGCATATGCTCGTGCTTGGCCTTGATGGAAGTGCTGATATTTCAGACGCGACCGCAGCAGAGAACATTCGTGTTTATGACAACATTTTCCGGCCAACGACTAAGATAGCTGAGGGCGTCACAACAATCATGCTGACTGTCGTAAAGACCGGAACCTTTCATATTTATGACAACCTGTATGACTTGACTGCCATCGACTTGCCTTCGACAGCCAATAGGACGATGGTTTTCAGCTTGCGCTCCGCAAATGACGGAGCGATCTACCAGAATACGTTTATCTTTGATGACGCCTCGTGGGGCGTTCTCGACATGAGCAGCCAAGTAGATGACACGCCGTGCGATGGTATCACATTCCAGGACAACCTGATTCTTGGCACTTATGGCAGTGCGGTGAGTACCACTGATTGGAATTCATGGGACGACAATCAGGTCTATGACTCGGCCACGATCCAAAGCAACTATTGGGGCGGCGGGACTGTTTACAGGCTAATCAGTTCGAGCGGATACACTGATATAGACGTGGTTGATGCTGCCGACTCGACGAACTGGTTCAAGGCCACCAATTTCACGACGACTGATACATACGAGTACAAGTTCGGTGGCACTGGTGGCCTGACTTATTCCGCCGCAACGCCTGAAGGCTTCATTGGAATTGGCTACTCGCCGACTTCGACTGATCCTGTGATCGCTTCCAACAACCCAGGATTCGAGAGTCCTATGGACGCGCTGACGACTTGCCGAGCGCTCGGGATTACGGGCGTCGAGCTTGACTACCTGCTGACCCGCGACGGAGCGGCAGACGCGATGAACATTGACATCTGGCTGAATGGAACGCACCCGAACGGCAGCGGGACATGGGAAGCGCAGGCGCAGGACACGCTAAAAGTGGTGAGAGTCAGGTGAGGCCAGCATGACACTCGAGCACTTACACGAGCAGAACCGGCGGCTTAGGCGTGAGCTGGCCGCCTTGAATGACGAGGTCAAGAGCCTGCGCCAGATTCTGACGGGCGACTGGTCGGTGGGTGTGATCGTGTACCTTTTCGCCGGGCTGGCTGCTGGCGTGGTCGGCGCCTTCGCTGGCAACTTCATTTTCTGGAGTCTCCGATGAGTTCATATTTTGAGAGCTACTGCAACATCACGACCGACTTGCAGGCCGTCGAGCCTGTGATCGACTCCTATGATGTGAAGCGCGAGCTGGGCGGCTGGGCGGTCACAAGCGTGGCGAAGGTCTATGCGTGCTACGACTGCGGGCACGTCACGAAGCTGTACCGGGACGGTGAAGACTTGGGCGATGCTGAGGCAAGTCAGCCGGATGTGCGCGTCGACGGTGACTGGTACTACGACTCAGACGCGGACGTCGTGTACCTGTACTCAACGAACGACCCGGCGACCACGCACAGGCTTGAGGCTGGGCGCAAGTGGAGCGATGTCAAGACCGAGGCTGTGGCACACGCAAGCGACTTCGTGAGATCGTATGTCTCAAAGCCGATCATCAAGCGCACAGGCACAGGCGCACAGTCCGAGAGCCTGCGAGAGTACGATGATAGTATCATTCGCGCCACAGCCACGCTCGCCTGTTCGTACCTGATCCAGCCGCACGACATGGAGCGCGGTGCCCAGCTTCGCGGCATGGTCTACAACCCCGGCAATCCGAACGAGCCTGGCCTGCTTGACATGGTGCGTGATGGGCGGATTCCGCTTTGGAACGAGACCAGCACGGCAGCAGGCAAGGGCATCGTGAACGCTGTCAGCATGGACGCTACCACGACCGGCACGATTGCGGATGTAGAGGGGATGCCGACCGTGTCCTTCGACGCGATTAAGGTGGTGATCGAGACAGGCGGCACGATTACGAAGGGCAGCACTTCGACCGTTACGTACTCGGCTTATGTGGCTGGGTCTGATGGTCTGAAAACTACGCAGGTAGTTGATTCTGAAGTGATCAACTGCCAATATCAGAACATCGGGCAGGGGATGTACGCACGATTCACGGCGGGCGTGTATGTTGCCGCTGATGAGTGGGAAGTAGAGGTCAGGGGCGGGAAGCCGGAAGCCGGAACCGGCCGGCGCACGATTAGCTTGAGGCGCATCTGATGGCGATCACATTCTCGAATATCGCAAGCACTCATGTGATCGACCCGCTGACAGATATTCTGTCGTCTGAGTTTCGCGGTCACACAACCCTAAGGCTCTTTGACGCGGACCCGCCGAAGGGCGCAAGCTGGCTTGAGCTGTCACACTTCCGTGAGGAGCTGGTTGAAGAGGCCGCTGGCGCGACAACGCGCAGATACACGATCGACTTTGCCTATATCGTGAAGGTCGGCGCAGCCAGCGGAAAGAAAGCCCTGACCGAGCGGGCGAACTTCATGGAGCGGCTGTTTGAGCTGCTCCGGCAAAACAAAGACTACACGCCAGCTAAGGGATACCGCTGGCACGATGGACAGATTGGCGCGACCGATTACAGCGCTGAGACCGATGAAGATAACGAGAACGGGCTGGCGCGAGTGGCCTTCGAGTGGAGCTGCGCCGTGACACACATCATCGAGTAGGAGGCCGCAATGGCAATTTCAACAGCTGTCTACAGCAAGACCCAATTCAGGTGCGCGATTGCCCAAGAGACTACATTCGGCACGGCGATCACAACACAGTCGAGCTTTCAGGAGCTGCACATCACCGAGCCGCCCACGCTGGACACAGCCACAGCCGTCGTGACGGACGAGACTCCGCGCATCGACGGAAGCGCAGTCATGAGCGTAGGCGACATCTACAAGACCACAGCTGGCGCGATCACGACCGTGACCGTGTCAGGCATCCTAACGACACCCGTGCTTGAGCTGCTGCTTGAGGGCGTCTTCCAGAACAAGAGCACAGACTCGAGCGAGGACACCTACGCTTGGGATTCGTCCACCAGCGTAATCGGCGACCCTGCCAATCAGACCTTTTTCACACTGGCCCTGCACGACCCGATCAGCGGCGAAGGAAAGCAGCTGACCAGCGCGTTCCTGAAGACCCTTGAGATCACATGGGACGCAGGCTCGAACGGTGGCCGCGCCAGCTTCAGCGCTACCTTCATTAGCGGGCGGGTGCTCGGCACGACCTCGACCTTCACGCCGGGTGACTGGACTTCAGCAGGGACGGCGTACTTTTCGACGAACTGGTTTACGACCAAGCAGATCGCCTTGAGTGATATTGTGACCAATAATTTCAGCCTTTCGCTCGACAACGGCGCGACATTCTGGGGAGCGAACGTGACCGGGCACGCTGAGGGCTGCACGGTCGGCGCAGCTGGCGGCAAGGGATATGTTGCCACAGGTTCGATCAGCGTGAAGTACGATGCTAACACGGCAAACCTGATTGACTATGCGCTCGCGAACCCGACAGCAGGCTCGGCTGACAAACGGCTCGACCTGACATTCAACGGCGGAGATGCCACGAACGAGTTATCGATCACGGCAAATTGCGTGTTTGATTCGGCCAACTACAACTTTGGGCAGGATGCTGGCGTGTTCCGTGACCTGCCCTTCCGGTGTGCTTTTGATGGCTCGGCTGACGCAATCACGGTTGTTGTCGGCTCGAACGCATAAGAGGTGACAGATGGAGTTTACTCCGAAGCTTGAGAACTTTGACGGTTCCTTTGATGTGCGGGAAGCTACTCGGAAAGAGGTGATGAAGCTGGCCGCTCTCGTCCGGTGCCTGTATCGTGGCGGCGAGTATGACGACGAGGTGCTCGTGAAGGTGCAGGAGTTCGTCGAGCAGATTAGCGGGCTGGGCGATGACGCGACCTTTACAGCCTTGCCTATCTTCCAGCAGTCGTTCCTGCTTGAGCACCTGGCGCATGTGTACATCGGAGGGATTCCGGGAAACTGAGAATCTGCCTGCTGCTGTCGGTATGGTGTGGCGTGTGCGGGGTGCCCGATACCGAATGGCCAGCGGCAGGCAGATGGCACGCGCAAAGCCCGACACTTGGAAAGGTGATCGAATACGATGAACGCGAAGTGTGGGCAGAGGTTGAGCGGATTGAATCGGAAGCTGCGTCGAATGGCTGGCCGCTTGGGCACGCGCTGTTCACGCAGCTTCCTTTTTTCGCGTCTGCTCACTGGTTCCTCCATCCTGACCCGCTGCGATGGATGAAAGATTTTAGGCTGATCCGGGCAACGCACACGCCAGCAGCGCACACGCTGGATGAGATGTCGAACGCATTCGCCGAGGCTGTGATCGTGATCGAAAACGAAGAGGCCGCAGCGATGAATCACATGAGAGGTCGAAATGGCCACAACAAGTAAATACCAGATTCAGGTCGGCGTCACTGGCGCGGATCAGGCAGCGCAAAAGCTGGGTGGTGTGTCACGCGGACTCGGCTCGCTTGCCAAGCAGGCGGCGGCAGCTGGCGCGGCGTACTTTGGCGCGAACGCGATCTTAGCCGGGATGAAAAAATCCATTGAGCTTGCAAAGGTTCAAGAGCAGGCAGAGGCCAGGCTCTCGGCTGCTTTCCGGGGCAGCACAAAGGCGCTGCGGAATTATGCGAGCGAACTTCAAAAAGTTACCACCTTCGGCGACGAGGTCACTATCAGCGCAATGGCGCGGCTCGCGGCCTACACGCGGGATGAAGAGCAGATCAAGAAGCTCATCAAGGTGACGCAAGACTTCGCGACGCTTCAAGAGATGGACTTGGTGAACGCGGCTGAGCTTGTCGGCAAATCATTTGGCAGCTCCACTAATGCGCTGAGCCGATACGGTATTGAGGTCACGGGCGCAGCTGGATCAATGGAGCGGTTCACATCCGTTCTCGAGGCGCTCATCAAGAAGGCTGGTGGCGCAGCTGAGGCGGTGGCGCAAACGCAGGCCGGTAAACTCGAGCAGATCAGTAACGCGTGGGGTGATATGCTGGAGCCGATCGGTGCGGGGTTGACCGATCTGCTTGTGAATCTTGCCGAGGTGCCGTCTGTTCTTGGCAGATGGGCTGACAATCCGATCAATATCCTCGGTGACGCGATGGTAATCGCGGACGCGGCAGGTGATCACTTGATCGCAAGGCTCGCCGGAGTCACAACCTCGATGAAAGAGCTTGACCAGCAGGCGATCGACACCGCGAACGAGATCAAAAAAATGCGGGCTGCGGCTGATACGTTCGTGGGGCCGCCTGCGCCGTCGCAAGAAGACCTACTTGCGTTCCATGTCGCCCGGCTGACCTTTGAAGAGTTCCGCGAGTCACTGCGGGACGATATTGCATTTCAGATGGCCGAAGATCGCGTCGCTTCTCTCACGGCCCTGATCGCGTCAATGAATGAAGAGACGAACAAGGTAAAGCCCGGCCCGCTTTCGGAAATACCACTTCCGCCAGACGAGCTGCTCTCGGCATGGGAAGAGTATGAAATGGCGACATTCTTGCGCCTTGGCCAAATGGAGCAAGAACAAGAGCATATCGCCGAGTTTATCCGACTGTACCCAGAAGCGGCTGAGGCTTTAGGGCTGGTCACGGACGAGACGAAAAAACAAGCTGAGGCGACTGCACTGCTGGCGAAAAAGCGAGATGCGATCGTGAGCGGTACGGGAGCCCTGCTCGGGAGCTTCGCCCAGCTAAACAAAGTTGCAGGCGGGAACGCGGCACTCACGAAGCGGCTGGCACAAGGTGAGGCGATCATCAACACATACAGCGCCGCAAACAAGGCACTGAACAACCCGCCCGGCCCGCCGTGGACGATCCCGGCAATGCTTGCGACGGTCACGATGGGCCTCGCAAATGTCGCACAGATCGAGGCGCAGAAGTTTGCCCGCGGTGGCGACTTCGTGACGAGCGGGCCTCAGATGATTATGGTCGGTGACAATCCCGGCGGGCGCGAAAGGGTGCAGATCACGCCGACCAGTTCACCGAATCTGGAAGGCCCGCGCGGCGGTGGCGTGACGATCAACCTGCAGGCTGGCATTGTCGAGCAGGGCACGGTTGCCGAACTGGCTGACAGGCTGGCGCACAGGCTGCGGAGGAATCTGGCGTGAGAACGATCCGCGATGCCCAGCGCATGGGCAACATTCAGGACAACTGGAGGGTGCGCCTGTACTACGGGACGGGCAGCGACTATATCGAATTTGCGGACACATCAATCCATACCACCGGCGGGACGATCGCCTTTCCGATCGTTACGAGCATCAGCTCGATTCGCGAGAGTATCGACTTGGCGAAATGCACAAGCAAGACGAGCAATGTATCGGTCACGCTTGCCAATGTGAAGATCGACGGCGAGCTGGTGTCCGATATGCTGTCTGAGCGCGACACGGCAGCGGGCGTTTTCGTGAATCACGAGGTGCGAATTTACAGCAGCCTGAACGGCAACTTTACGCAATCCACGCAGATCTACACAGGCCGCTTGCGCGGGATCAGCTGGACTGCCGCCGAGGTACAGCTTGACATCGAGCCGAATCAGCCGTGGGATTTCCTGAGCATCCCGAACACGCAGGCTGACAGCGGGCGATACTTTCCGGTTGTGTACGGCGACTACACGGCCAACGCAAGCACACCAGGCTCGGAGGCGCTGTGCGCTTCGCTTGCCTTATGGCCTGTTGAGGTTGACACGCGGACTGGCGGCGAGGCCTTCGGGCTTGTCCACCAGAGTATAGCCTCTGGCGGCGAACTGCACTTTTATGAGGAATCGACTGACAGCCTCGTGCCTGTGACGGACTCGAGCGATGCTACGACTGACGCAAGCGCAAGCTATCGCGGCGGATATGCGATGCCAGCCTCAACCCTGTTCCGCCACGCGTGGAAATTTAAGGCGGAGCAGTACGAGGGAAGCGAGACAAACAATTTCACAGACGCGCACAAGGCCACGGATTACAAGCGGCAAGCGGACACGATCTATACATACGCATACGATGTGCTTACTGTTTCGCCTGGCAGCGGTGATATAGGCATCCTCCCGCTTAACTTTCCGCGATTATCGCTGAAGATGACAG